GGACGCGCGGCGCGCACGCGCATCAACTTCACGCACCACCATCCCGCTGGTTGGGGTGCATCGATCATCGCGGCCAAGAAGTACCGCGTTCGATGCCACCCGGCCGAGGACATCTCGAAGCCGGCGCCGGACATCGCGAAGATCTACGACGAGTGCGAAGGCATGATGCCGCTGCGCGACGGGTCGCCGCCGCTCCCTCTGAACCCGGAGATCCGAAACGTCCGGCTCTCGGGCGAGCCGACCTTCTTCCACCCGCTCGAATGCGCGAAGCTCCGTCTCGAACTCGGCAACCAGAAGTACGTCGAGCAGTACATGGGCGACCCGCTCGCCGGTCAGACGCACCGACTGAATCCGGACTGGATTCTGCGTTACGACATCCCACCGATCGAGTGGGCAGCCGAATCGTTCCTCTACATTCTCATCGACCCGTCGAAGGGGATCAACGACCCGACGTTCGCGCGCGTCGAAGCGACCAAGGCGGACGGCTCGATCTCGTGGGTTGGCGGTCTGCGCCGCAAGCTCTCGCCGTCCGAGTTCGGTCCTGCCATCTTCGCTCTCTGCATGGAGTGGGCGGCGATCGCTCGAATCGTTCAGATCCGAGTCGAGGAGTACGGCCAATCCACCTGGGGCTTCAACCTACGGACCTACTTCAACGCGCGCAACCAGTACGTCGCGCCGATCTTCGGCTTCTCCTACCCGGTCGAAAACCGCATGCGGGAGTGGGCCGGTCTCGAACCTCTTTACCGGCTCGGCAAACGGCTGTATCCTAAGTCGGGAATCCTAACCTTCGATGACGACGGCACACGCTACGACCTCGTCGATCACTACCTTCGTTACGAATACACCCCTTTCCCGCTCCCAATTACGGACGATGGTCTCGCTGCTGATTATCTGCTCACGGCGACAAGAGGAAAGAATGAAGCCGGCCACGCGATCGAACTCGCGCTCGAATACCCGGAAGCGGATGTCGAGTGGGAGGAGCGTTCGCGTGGCCGTGGCGCTCGACGAGACCGGTGGAGCGACAGTGCGTTTGACCAATCTACCTGGATGTCTGGTGGGCTCGAAGACTGAGCATCGGAGGTCGCGTGTCTGACACCATCACGTACGTCCAGCGCGCCAATCAAGACGAGTCGATCGAGGAGATGCTTCGGTCTCACCGAGCCGATGGCATCAAGCACTGGCAAGCGATCTGGGACAAGGCGACCAAGCTACAGAAGTTCGCAAACGGAGACCACTGGACCGAGGCCGACAAGAAGCGCGTCGATCGCGGTCCGTCGAAATCGCCGCGACTCTCGATCAACGAGATCGACCCGATCCTCCAGACGTTCTCTGGTCGTCAGATGATGCAGCGCTTCGAGCGCTCGTACATGCCGCGCCACATGGCGTCCGCGCGTCAGGGCGAGGTCATGACGCAAGTCGATCGAGCGTTCATGCAAGCGACCGACGCGGAACAGGTGGAGTCCTCGGCATTCAAGGACGGTCCCGGCATCCAGGGCATCTCGTGCATCCGGTGGGAACTCGACGACCTCAACCAGCGCGGCGGCGGCATCATGCTGACCGACGCTCCGATCTGGCAGATGATGGCGGACCCGCAAGCCCGCGCGGTCAACCTGTCCGATCGCGCGTGGCACCGGTTCGGATCTTGGTGGGGTCAGACGACCGTGCGCGAGCGTTGGCCTGAGAAGTGGCAGCAGATCGTCGGCTCGATGGGTGCAGCGACTTGGAAGTCCGAGCCGATGGGCGAGTCGTCTCGCATCCCGTGGGTCGGCATGGCCGGCAACAAGCCGCTCGAACCGTACTTCCCTCGCGGCCGCTGCTTCTGGGTCGAGTACGAGGAGTGGCGTGACATCGTCACCTATTGGGAAGTCGTCGTGCCGGTCGACCCGTCGAAGTCGTACTCGGACACGCAGCGCGAGATGATGGAAGCGAAGGTCGCACCGGACGCTCCGAAGCCATCCGATCCATACGAGGCTCGGCGCGTCTACTCGCTCGCCGAGGTCCAGACGTTGAAGGACCAGCACTTCGCCAAGTTCGCCGAGGAGATTCCGAAGGACAAGATCTTCAAGGGCCGCGAGGCCAAGTTCAAGTACGCATACGTGATCGGCGAAGTCGTCGTCGAGACCGGCGACGTGCCGACGAACTACTGGACGTTCCAGTTCTTCACCGGGACCCGGTTCCCGCAGCCGAACACCGTCGAATGGCGGTCCCTCGTCGAACGGCTCGTCGACGCCCAGAAGTGGGTCGACGTCTTCCTGACCGCGCAGATCAGAAACGTGCAGATCACACCGAAGGGACTCCTGTTCGTCGAGGAGGGCTTCTTCAAGAACCGAAACGAAGCGCTTGACTCGTGGGCTAGACCGGGTGGGCTCATCGTGGTCGGTCGCGGCAAGCTCACGTCCGGTTCGCCAGGATACAAGTTCGAGTCCGGCGGCACGCAGTCGTACGCGTCGATGATCGGCGAACTCATGTCGTTCGCCCGCGAAGCGCTCCCTCGGCTCGCTGGCTTCAACCCGGCGGCACTCGGCCAAGTCGGCTCGGACATTCGACGCATCTCGGGCGAGGTCGTGCGCCAACTCCAAGACTCCGCGATGACGTCGAACGCCGAAATGTTCGACAACCTTCGTAACGCGCGTCGCGAGGGCGGGCGTATCTTCCTCGCGTTCCTGCGCAAGTTCTTCACGCTCGAAGACGTCGTCCGGATCGTCGGCGAGGAGAACGCGTTCGACGACCAACTCGACGCGAACGGTCAGCCGATCATCGACCCGGCAACCGGTCAGCCGGCACGCGTGCCAGTCATCCCACCGCCCGACACGTGGCGCCCGGACTACTGGCGCGAGATCGCGGTCGAGGACGTCGTGCCGACCGGCGACCAACTGCAAGCGGTGTGGAAGGCGCTCGAAACCTCGATGCCGACTCTCATGCAGCCGCAGCCTGACACCGGCCGCCCGGTCTTCTCGTCCGAGGACATCGCGGAGATGGTGCCGGGCATCCCGGCGCAGCGTCGAGCGAAGATCATCCAGCGCATTCAGCGAGACGTCAAAGCGATGATGGCGCAGCAGGCGCCGCCGCCCCCGGGTGGTGGGGAGCCCGGCGCCGAGGGTGGTGCCGAAGGAGCGTCAGTCCAATAACCGCAGTCGAGGACCCGAGGGGGAACCATGAGCGAGACGACCGAAACACCCGTAACCGAAACGCCGACTGCGCCAGCACCGGCGCCGCCGTCCGAAGACACTGACCGCGAGGACGCACTACTCGACGAGCCTGCCGGCCCATCGAAGCTCGACTCTCTGGCGCGCACCGACTCGGTCGCCGGCAAGCCGATGCCGCACGCTGCGCCGAAGACGGCGCCGCCGATCGCCGAGGCTCCGAAGCCGGGTGTCGAACCGCCGAAGGTCGAGCCGCCTAAGCCCGCACCGACCGACGCGATCGACCCAGACACGCGCGCACTCTTGGCGAAGAACAACCTCCGCGCGATCCCGGGCGAAACGCGCGAGCAGGCGCGCGATCGTCTGATGGCTCACTACTCGGGCCGCGCGACGTCGCACTTCCACGAACTCCAAGGGCTCAAGGACTCGATCGATCGGCTGCAAGCGTGGATGACCCCGATGGCTCGGGCGTACTACCAGCAGCTTCAGCAGCAAGAGCGCGAGTCGATCATCGCGCAGATCCCCGACAAGGAGCGCGATCCGCAAGGCTACGCGATCTGGCTCGCCGAGCGCGGAGTCCAGATGCAAGTCGATCGCGAGACGCGCGAGGCTCAGGCGCAACAGCAGCACGCGGCGGCGACTGCGGAGCAGCAGCAGGCCGAAGCCGTGGCCGAGGCAATCGTCGCGGTCGACGAAGAAGCTATCGGCATCCTCGACAAAGCGATCGCGGAGGATGCGCCGACCGCCGACGCCTACGCCACTCTCACCGACGCAGCGATCGAGTCCGCTCGCGTCTCGTTCCCTGGTGCAACGGAGGAGGAGTTGCACGAGTTCGTCGAACTCGCTCAGCACCTCGAACTGCGCATGATGCACGCGAACGGCGTCGACATCCCGGCGGCAATACGCGATCGTGCCGCGTCGATGCGTCGCGCATTCGGTGCTCCGGCGCCAGAGACTCCAGCACCGAGCGCTCCGGCACCGGTCGCATCGGCCCCGGCCAACTCGATCCCGCAACTCGTAACCTCTCCAACCGCCGAGCGCGTCGCCGCACAGTCCGCCGCTCAAGCCGCTCGCGCGGTCGTCACCTCGGCCCCTCCTCCGACGTCCGCGCCAACCGGTCTCTCGGGCCGTCCGGACATTCGCAACATGGACGAGGACGAGTTCGTCGACGCGTTCCTCGACGGCCGTATCAACGAGCAGGACGTGCTCCAAACGTACGGACGCTCGGGCTCGGTGCGCACGGGTCGAGGCCAAGGCTAGCTCGATATCGGGGCGACGACCGTCGATCGGCCTCCGCGCTGGCGCGCTCCGGGTTGACTGACGTCGTCGCCCCGAGTACCATACGCACCAATAGGTCTCCGACCTTCTCCGAGCCGAAGCGGATCTTCGGCCGACACCGAGGCGCGACTCGGTCCCACGACCTCTTACCCGGGTCGCCCGCAATCGGGACAAACGGGTTCCGGCCCCCTCGGGCCACGAGTTCTTCGACACCGAGGGTCCAAGCCGGGGCCTTCCACGCCCCAATCGATAAGCAGTTCGACTAGGGGACACCCATGCCGGGACCGACCTACTTCGATCTGAACGACCCCGAGGTCGTACAGAAATGGGAGCAGGAACTTTTCGTCGAGGTTGCCAAGCGCACGGGCTTCATGAACAAGAAGCTCGGGTTCATCGGTGACGACTCGACCTCCCTCTGCCAGCGCAAGAAGAAGGTCTTCGAGACGGGTGGTACGCAGGCGACGATCACGCTCACGCGTCAGCTTCGCCAGCTTCCCTCGTTCGGCAACCAGGAACTCCGTGACCGTGAGGAAGGTCTCGTTACCACGACCTTCAAGTGGCAGATCAACCAAGTCCGCCACGCGGTCGCCATTCACGGCCGCATCACACAGCGGCGCGTGACCTGGGATGTGTGGAAGCAGTCGCTCAAGCAACTCGGCGAATACTGGCCGCAAGTCATCAACGCGGCGGCCATGATGCACCTCGCCGGGATCGCGGTCGACATCCACACCGCCGCCGAGTGGTACCACGTCGGCAACAACCTCGGTGCGACGTTCTCCAACGCACCGACGGCGCCCGACTCGAAGCACATCATCCGCGTTCACGACTACGCCAGCGACGACCTCGTCGCCGCCGACACTTCGGCCATCCTCGACTACGACACCGGTTCTCGTCTGGTCGCGATGGCGAAGACCCTTCCCATTCCGATCCGCCCTGCGATGATTCACGGCCAGGAGTTGTACGTCCTGTTCGTGCACCCGTATCAGGTCGCGCATCTCAAGGACAACTCTCGCTGGTTGGCCCGCATGCGCGACACGATTCGCGGTGGCAAGGTGGACGGCAACCCGCTCGTCACCGGTGCCCTCGGCATCGACGACGGCGTTCTGTGGGTCGAAGATCCGTACGTCACGTGCGGCATCGACGGCTCGAACCTCCGGGTCGCCAACACTCGTCGCGCCGTGTTCTGCGGTGCTCAGTCGCTCGTTCTCGGTCTGGCGAAGGAGTACGAGGACGAGTCCACATTCACCAACGAGGTCGAGTCGTGGGACTACGCCAACAACAAGGGCGTGGCCGCTGCGATTCTCGCAGGCATCGCGTGCCCGCGCTTCGCAGTCGCGGAGCAGGGTACGACCGACGATTTCGCTCGCATCGTCGTGACCTCCTATGCCAAGGAGTTGGTGACCTCGGCCTAACCGGCCTCATCTAACGGTTAGCACGACACCATCCACAAAGGAGCCCGACAATGGCCGATCCGAAATCCGCAATGTGGGACATCCGCTTCCCGACTCCGGTCGGCAAGCCGTCCGTGAACGCAATCATCGTGAAGCTGACGTCAGTGACTCCGGGTTCGACCAACGACACCCTGAAGCTCTGCCAGTCGGCGCGCAACATCACGGTGGTCGACGCGTACGTCCAGATGTCCGACGGCGACACCAACGCCACCCCGACCCTGGTGTTCTCGCTCCAGGTGACGGATGGCACCACCACGAAGACCATCATCCATCAGTCGACGGCCGGACAGGCGGGCGGACTCGTTCGCCCGACGAAGGTGCCGGCGACCGAGGATGGTCTGGGCTTCACGCTCGACAACGAGAACTACTGGTTCCGTCTGCTGTGGGTCACGCAGGCGGCGACCGCCGCAGCGGTCTCGATCACGACCTGCATTCTCGTGTGCGGGTGGTACAACTACGGAGCCGTGACCGAGTAACCGATCGCCCTCCAACCCTCGGCGGCAGAATCCGCCGGTGTCGTCCCTCCGAACACCGGACCTCGCTGCCGCCGAGGGTGCAGTTGTCAGAGGATCGAGCAGTCGAGTGATCGATCGGGGGAGGGAGGGCGCGACGTGATCGGCGACATGAAGCAGGAGATCCTGAGCGACACGCACGCGCTGGTCAGCGACGACGATGTCTACCGCAAGATCCTGTCGGCCGCGCAGCACATGCGCGACAAGCGTCTCTGGTACTCCGACCGAAAGTTCTCGATGTCCCTTCAGCAAGGTGTCTCCGAATACGGCGAGACCGAAGGGCTCCCTGCCGGGTGCGCCGAGATCGTCGGTCGCAATCTCTACGTCCTGATCGGCGGGTCCGAAGACCAGCGTCAGCCGGTCGTTCGCATCGCATCGTCCGAGTTCGACTACGAGAAGCAACTCGGCACGTCGCAGTCGCAGCCCGAGGTCTGGGATTTCCAGTATCGAAAGCTCCGACTCCTGCCCGTTCCGATCTCGTCGGCCGACGTCCTGGTCGGTCGGTTCGTGCGCTCGGTTGAGGTGCCGAAGGTCAGGTACGAGAACGCGGCGTACAAGTACTACTCGCCTGACAACCAGCGCGAGTTGACCGCTGCGGAACTCGATTCGTTCGACTCCGACTGGTTCGACCAGGATGGCGCCTACCACATGGTCCGAAACCTCGCGATGTACAAGCTCTACAAGGAAACACTCCGCGACCCCGAGGTCGCGCAGGACTTCCTCCAACAGTGGCTTGAGCAAGTCGGCGTGCTCGAAGATGAGACCGAACAGCGTACGTCCGGCGCGACCGAAATCACGGCTCACATCATCGACTAATGGCCGGCAAGGTCAACTTTCCGCTGATCTCGGGCTACATCCCGTTCGGCGAGTTCACGCCGGATCTGCGGCTGTTCGCCAACGACGGGCTCGTGCGCGCGGACAACGTCGTGCCGGTGTACGGCGACTACATTACGTCGCCCGCAATCGAGCGCATCGTCGACGCCAGTCTGTCGACCGGTCAGGTTCACGGTCTCCACGTCGACCCACTCTCCGGCAAGGGATACGCGGCGATCGGCCAGAGCATCATCGAGTGCAACGAAGACGGGACGAAGACCGATCGCTCGGGCGCCGCCTACGTCGAAGACTCGTGGATGGGCTGCTCGTTCGGTTCGACCGTCATCATGACGAACCTCCTGAACCCGGTCCAAGCACTCGTATCGGGCGCCGGCACGTTCGCCAACCTCATCACGTCGACGTTCGCTCCGAAGGCTAAGTTCTGCTTCCCGTTCCGCGTCAACCTGTTCCTAGCTCATCTCTCTCTAGGATCTGGCTACGACGGTCTCTCAGCCGGCGCCAATCCGACGGTCGTCGCATGGTCCCAAAACGACGTGCCTGCGAAGTTCGGATCGTTCAACGCCAACCCGGAGCTACGCGGCGCGGGATATCAGCCGCTCAACTTCGACATCGGTGAGATCACCGGCGCGTGCTCGGGTGCGGACTACGCGATCATCGCGCACTCGAACGGCATCGTTCGAGTCGACGGACCGCCGTACACGTTCCGCGTGGTCGCGACCAACTACGGCTGTCTGTTCCCGTACGCGATGTGCGTCGTCGGCGACGACACCTATCTCTGGACACCGGCCGGTCTCGGGCGCATGCGAGGCGGCGTCGGGCCAATCGAGTCGATCGGCCTCGGCAAGTTCGTGCGGTTCCTGGTCGACAACGCAACCGGGTTCTCTCCGCACCCATTCATGACGATGGGTCTGCTCGACAACACCGAGCCGTACGTTGCTGTCTCGATGGCACATGACGCGATCAACAACGTCCTGTTCATCGCGTACTCGCACTTCGATACATTGACGTCGTCGAACCAGCCTTACGGCAAGGCGCTTCTCGCCTACAACATCAGCGAGGATCGGCTAACGTGGTTCCAGGTCCAAAACGGCGAACTCGATGCGGCGAAGAATCTCTGCCTGTTCCTCCGCCCTGGTCGCCAGCAGCCTCCGGCGTCATGGTGTCCCGGTCGCGACATCCGATTTCTCTCGAACTCCGAGGACTCGATCGTAGCCGACCATCACTACTACACGAAGTTCAAGCTCGGTAACAGCTTCCAGACCTCGGTGCTCGGGCGCGGCTTCTCCCAACTGTCGAAGGACGCGACCACGCGCATCCGCCGCGTGCGTCCGGTCTACTCGGTCACCGACCAAGCGGCCATCGGGCAGTTCTCGGTCTCGATCGCGTCAACCAACAAGCCGTACGCCACACCGGTAACGGTCGGACCATTCACCGTCCAGGACAGCCACGGCTGGATCACTACGCCGGGCACCAAGGTCGCGGACTTCCATGCTCCGGAGTTCACGCTCGCGAACTCGGCGAACGTGTACAAGAACGTCGAACTCCAAGGGTTCGAGTACGAAGCCGAAGTACACGGGCGCTACAGCGCATAGGGTCGAATCGATCGATGGCTGTCAACTTCAACCCCGAGCATGTGCTTCCCGAGGATCTGGTCTCGAACCAGCGATCGGTCGCACGCCACTTCGACGACCACTACTACAAGCGCTCGTTCTCGCCGGGCATGTTCATCCTGTCCGGTGCCGCGTATCACTCGCAGGCCGGCGTCGGTGTCGGAGAGCCGAAGTGGCCGACGATGGAGTTCGTCGACGGCTCGCGATCGTTCGGCCACATCTCGTTCGTTCGCCCGCTGATGTGGTTCTCCGGCAAGATGCTCATCACGATCTACTACAC